TTCTCCCATTTGCTCTCTTGCAGCTTTTAATTCTCCTTCATCAACTATGTTTGTTTTGGATGCTGGAGCTGTATAAGCAAACCAATCATCATGGGTTAATGCATACTGATATAATTCATAAAACTGATTTGACATTCCGGCAGGTGTTCCAATAAAAACGCACCATCCTTTTCTGTCTGATAAACAGGGTCTAAGAACTTCATTCCAAAGTGTTGGATCTATTTGCGCCATCTCATCGCAACAAGCTCCATCTAAAAATATACCCCTAATGCTATCAGGTGTTTCAGAAGATAGCAGGGTTATTCTAGCGCCATTGGGTAGATCACATCTCAATTCTGTTTCGTGAAATCTAACTCCAGGAATAACACCGGCATATTGTTTTAAATAATCCCAAGCAATGTTTTTCGCCTGGCGATAGGTTGGAGCGATGTAGGCATATCTCGGATTCTTTTTTGTGTTTAGCAGTGCCTCAATAAGTAAATGATTAATTAACATTACTGACTTGCCAAATCTTCTATGACAAGCAAGTACAGAAAATCGGAACTCTTTTAGCTTTTCGTGCAGTTCTTTTTGTTGGGGTCTTGGATCGTAGGGTATATCAACTATCATTAATGTATCTTTGGCATATCAGAAATATCATCTATTTTATGATAATCAATTCCAATCTTTTTTAAAATCTTGTTTGCGAATTTATCCATATGATCGCTATCTTCAAAACCATTAAAATGAATGACTAAAGAATTGCTATCTTCATTTACAAATAACAAAGCTGTAATTAATGCGTCTTCGTCTTTAGGCATGGTGAGTGTGTGGCTGTGTGTGTGAAATTCCCAATATAGATATAAATAATTTTCGCGCCTGCCTGCTTGGGTATACCCCCCAAAATGTTCTTGGTTTGTTCGCCAAAATCCAGGCAATACAACCTACACTGCATTTCCGATAATAATAAGTTATCACCCTTGCACTGCAACATAACAGTAATTTATTACTAACGATAACTAAGGTTATCACTAGCAACCTGTAATTGTGTAGCAATAAACCGCATAGAATATAGAAAGAACTCCATAACGCGCGCGCAAGACTGTGTGTCAACGTATACATTAACCAACTATTCCACATTATCAGCATCAACCTGTATTGTTTTCTTAACCTCTCCACCCCAACGTATTGTGATTGTGTTATCCTGTTTAATCTCTTGCTTAGACTTCTCACCAAATATATCTGATATCAATTTACTTACCATCCAACGCACATGCGTTAACTTCTCTCGCCAATACATCATCTCCTGATTACTTTTGGGGTTTGCTAACTCTTCGTTAATCTCATCAAGCAAAGTAAATGCACCAATCCTTCTTGCTTTCATTACTGTTAAATAAATCTTATCGTCTTCACGCATCCATTTGTAAACTGTAGATAAACTTGGCATCGCTTTATCTTTACAAATTTTAGTGAGTGGAATTCCCTTCTCTAGCTCAGTAGAGATTTTATCAAGTGTTATTAATTGTTGAGCTGTCTTCTCCTGGAGATCGCTGCTTAATGTATTTTGCTCTGAGTTCATCTTCAGTTAAATGTTTTAAAAACTTTAAGTTACGTAATGCTTTGAGTTTACCTTCAATCGTCTTAGCATTCCAATCACTCATCCCACCATGATTTTTACATCTATAAAAACCAGACTTCATCAGGTAACCTTTTGCCTTACATCTTACAGTGTATTTACTACCCCTCGTCATGCTATCGCACTGAATCTTATGTAAAGGTTTCCCAACCATATCTTGTGGATTATCTAAGCGAACATACAACCTATTGCAACACATAAGTTATAAACACTAATCCGGTATTGGTTCTTGTTTTTTGAACCTGTGTATTTTAAACCTCTTGCCTGAAGCTCTTTCCTCAACGCACACAAATTCCCCCTCAATACCAATAGGTTTAAATTTAACTAAGTATTTATCATCCATAGGGATGGGGGATCTGGGATTAAACTGAATTGGGTTTTTACTAAAATTTTTATATCTACTATTATAGTTATATATATCTAGTTTATTATTATGCCTGTGAGGCACATCTGAGTGTTCTGTGAGGCACATCTTGTTTTGAAGTGGTAATGTATAAGATTGCGTGGATCTAAGTCTATGCACAATTATAACCTTTAGTCTAGCAAGCTCCGCAATGGAACGTCTTACAGTTGAATATGATAAACCTGTTAGCGAACTGATAGTTTTCATCTTGGGGAAGCATTTTTTCGTCTTCTCATTCCAAAACGTAACTAGCGCATAATAAACCAGTTTAGATTGTGGGGATAACTTATCATGTCTCATAATCACAGGATCTAACTTATGATACAAGCTCATTTATGATTTAACCTGTTTCCTTAATACAAAACTTCTTATGATTAACATGATACTCAGTCATTGTCTTGATCCAATCATCAGTCGTCAACTGGAACATCTGCGATTTGAATGGTGCTATTTTCTGTACCCTAAAACCGATCACAGCACCCTTAATTTCATCGTATTGATAAAATATTAGATAAGCATCCAACTTAGCTCTCTCAGCTAACCTGCGCGTTGTGGTAGATGTTTTGTATGCTTGGTTTTTATCATAACAAGTCTCGGCAAGAAATAAAGGTTCGTAGCATTTTCTGCATATTTCAACCTGATCTAAATCTATCATCCCCAAATTATCGGAAGCATAACGATGCCAATTTGAGTATTTGTCGCCTTCATTGTAGTAATTATCTCGTGCCATTATTTATTCCTTACATTACAAAGTGTCGTTGCTTTTTGTTTTTCAATTAAAAATATAAATCTCCAAATTCTTTTAATCTTCGTTACATCAACTAATTTAGCTAGTTGCCAATTTCTAAGTGAAAAATCTGTTATACAACCAACAATATCTCCTATTGTGGGTCTGTTTGATCTCCAAAAATTAATGTAATGCTGTTCTGTTATACCATTTAAACAATTAACACCAACTACAGGGAAGGTAAAAATTAAATATGCTTTATCAGTTAAACATTCAAAAACAGTTGGAAAAAATTTATCTGGATATCCATAACTATCAATATCAATTAAATCAAATTTTTTTTTTTCAAATCTTAATTTAAAAATATAATCAAAACTATCACCAGTAGTTTCTTTGTTTAAAGACAAAACATCCTTTGATATTGTATTGTAATATTTAGATAGATTTCCTTTGCCAGCAAAAACCTCAAGTATTTTTAAATCATTAAAATTAAATCTTTTTAATTGCTCAATTTTCTCAACTGGATGATGATAATCATCTAGGTTTAAAGATTGATTTTTTCTAATATTTTTGTGTGTTTCTGCTGTATGTCCAGTCATTTTTTTAATAATTTAGAAATTTGTAATTGATTTACTTGTAGTTCTTCTGTTAAAATATCTACCTTTTTTTTTAAATCTAAAATTATAAATTCCTGTTTTTCAATACAACCCTTCTGATCATTAATAATTTGTTCCAAACAAAATCTTAATGCAGCAACACTATCTTCAGATATGTTTTGGTTCATGCTATGCTACAAGTATAGGCAAAAACTTCCTTGCTTTTATAAAACGTACCCATTTGTGTAGATTTCTTCCCTCTTACTTTTCCGGAGTAAGTTAATTTTTTAAATGCAGCATCACAGAAATAAGGATTATATTTGTCAACCTTATATTCGTAATTAACTAGCACACCATTCATCATAATAATTGTTAAGATTATTTTCATTTAGTCTTTTCAACACTTATGATAACTGAGTTTGGAATAATATTTGTATTAGCAATCTCAACATTAGTATCATCATCATTATCAATACTGTAATCAGCAAATGTTATTGTGTCTGTTTTTGTTTTCTTTAAAATATGACAAAGACTTTTAACAATAGCTGTTTTCTGATTTGTAGCATCGTCAATAGTCTGCCAGGAGCTGTCTGAAACAATGTCTCTCCAGGTTACAATATAGCGAGTAAAATCTACAGCTGAATTTTTATATTTTTTAGATTTCTCTTTTCTATTAACCATAAAAATCCTGCGCTTTAACTTTATTGCTTGTTCTGTTTTGAATATTAATAATGTTAGAGCTGCGTGGGATTCTTTCACCTAAACACCATTTACGAACTGTAGCTGTTGGGTTTGTTCCTTTAATTTCTAACAGCTTTGCCAATCCACTGTATGTAAGGTTATTCTTATTTTTAAAATCTAATAACTTCATAGCTAAATACATATAGCCAAATAAACTATTAATACAACTGGTTAACTTATGAACAATGTCAATAACTATTCTATTGTTATTTGTTCTACATTAATTCATAAGCTGTATTGAACGATATGGAAACATTATCAAACTATTTACCAGATAAAGTTTTATCTGAATATTTTGCAACTAAGAAAAAAAAAGAGCTGCTTCCGATCTGGTCCCAAAAATATAATATAGATCATTTCTCACCATCGCAGTTAAATCAAAAAGATGGAGTATGGAGTTTTAAATATTTATATTGTGATGAGAAGGATCGCAGAGAGTTTGATATTAATTCTAAGATGCAAGCCGGCAATGCTGTAGGTAAAGCAGGAATATTATTACATGCAGATGTAGAATGGGTAGGAGATAAACATGTTATTCACAAACCTTATCCAGAGATTAACGATAGCATATTTCAAAAAGTATACGAACAAGCTGAGACTTATTACATGGAATACAAACCTGTAAATGATTTAGATCGTCAGCAATTCCAAAACAACAGAGAAAATTTAACAGAAACAATTAAAACATTTTTTAAAGCATTCAGTGAAGTAGGTTTTAAAAAACCAGTTCATTGTGAGAGAACTATTGCAGTTAAATTAAAAAATTGTGTGCTGCCAATTATTGGTAGAATAGATTTTGAAGACGAAACATCATTCCTGGAATTAAAAACTAAATGGGGAAGGAAAGCTCCTAAACCTAAAAAAGATGGAACAACTTCTTTTTATAATGTTACAATCAACGATAATATTGATGCTAATCATTTATTACAAGTTGCAATCTATTGGCATGCAACGAAGAAAAAACCTTATTTATTATATGTAACTAAAGATCAATACAAATTATTTACACCTGAAAACTGTGAGCAGTTACAACCTGAAAATTTAAACTTATATGTTAATCAAGCGCAGATAGTTGCTTATCGTAGAGAAAGATTAATGGCTAGACACAATGGAGAGCATAGTTATTTTACAGATCTGGACCCAGACTTTGATCATCCTTATGCCTGGAACATTGGATCTCAATACAAAAACAAAGCAATGCAATTATGGGGTTTTACTAAATGAAAAGAACTATTGAAATGATCGTTGTTAATCCAACGTGTGAAATTAATAAATTTAAAAGCAGACAATTCGTTAATAAAATAAAAAACACTATAGTTGGTTTTATTTTGTTCTCCCTTTTATGTCTGATTTTAAATAACCTGGAGAGTGTGCAAGCCATTCTCCAGGCAATAACAATAAAGGTAATAAAATGACAAATAAAGAAATGTTTAAAGACGTAGATCTGCCTTCATTAGCTGTACGCATGTACAATGTAATGAAGAATGCTAAGTCTGTAACAAAAGAGACAGCTCGTGGTGGAGTTCCTTACAAAATTGTAACTCACAATGAAGTAAATAACACCATCAAGACTGAGATGATTAAACAGGGAATTATTGCAATTCCTTCTGTGTCTAATCATTCAAGAGAAGGTAACTTTACAATGGTGTCTATAGACATGAAATTTATGAATATAGATAATCCGGAAGATTGTTACACAGCGCAGGGATTTGTTGGATATGGAGTTGATCCATCAGATAAAGGAATAGGTAAAGCAATTAGTTATGCAACTAAATATGCTTTGCTAAAAACTTTTATGCTTGAAATAGGTGATGATGAAGAGAGTGAACTTCACAATCTAAAACCAGAACCAATTTCAAAGTTTACACAAAGCTCTGCAAGAACAAACATAATCAACCAAACCAAAATAGGAGGTTTTAATGGCTGATGCTAAAAACAGTGGAGGGATATTCTTTACGGATCCTTCAACTAAAGAAAAAGAAACAGACTTTGATTTCACAGGTACAGCAATACTAGCTGGTTATAAGCTAGTTGCTGATGCAAGTGCATCATCAAAGTTATATATAGGTGGTTATAAAAAAGTAGTTGGAGCAGGAAAGTCTATGCCTGAAGGCACAGAGTTCTTGTCTATCTATTCTGTTAAACCAGCTAAAGATGGAGCTGCCGCAGCTAAACCTGCAGGCACTTTTCAAAAGCAACCCTACAGGAGATAAGTATGAAATATAGCTTAACAAAAAAACAAAAAAAGATTTTTGATTTTGTAAAGAGCTATATTCAGAAAAATAAGGAAGCTCCCTCGTATGAAAGAATCATGCGAGGGGTTAACCTTAAATCTAAAAATTCTGTATATAATTATGTTAATCAACTAAAGGATAGAGGATGGATTACAACGAAGATAGGCAAATGCAAGAGCATGACACTGATAAAATAAGTTTATCAGATATTACTAGAGATCCGATTACTCAAAAAGTAATTAATAAAATAGTTCATAGATCAATCAGTGGTATGAGTAAATTTGGAGTTACAATGCACGACAATCCAAAGGATGTAGATCAGTGGTTATTGGAAGCTCAAGAAGAAGCAATAGACTTAATAAATTATTTAGAAATTGCTATTGAAAGATACAGGAAGTTAAAACAAAAACTTCACGCGCTGATGCAAGACAATGGATAAGTATAAAAAAATTATTTATGGCGAGTGCATGTTCCGCATTGAAGAAGAGTTTGAAACTTTGGAAGATGCTAAAAGTTCATCTCCTGGAAGCAAAGCAGTTTATAAAGTTGACAACACAAAAGTAGTTAGAACTTTAATTAAAATAAAAGATTCAGAATAAGTTATTGATTTATCTACGTTATTTCTTTGTGTAGATATCTAGACATATTGGCTAGACGATGTCATATATATGTTATGCCAAACAAATCACAGAAAGGAAACCAGATGACAAAAACATACACCTTCATCTTTGATGGAAACATTTTCAAAGCTCAAGATATTGAAGGCGGATTATGCGCAATGGAACAAGCTAACAATTATTTTGATTTACCTCAAGGAGCTTGGTTCGGTGATAACAATAGTGATATCATAGATAAAAACGATAGCTTCACTTGGGTAAAAGGAAACTTCTTTGACTAAATTAAATCAACTAACAAAAGTAAAACAAATGAACAAAGTATATCAAAAATACCTTCCAGAATATTTATCAACTAAAAAATATGTTTGGATGAAGACTCCAGATCTAGCATCTTTAATATTAGATGGATGCAAAAAAACTTTCCCTCAATATACATTTGCAAAATCATCAAGCAGATTTGCTGGTGGTTCTTCTGTAACTATATACTTACAAACTGGATGGGAAACTATTTCAGGAGAAGATAAAAAAGAAATTAATAGATTTATAGATCAATATTCAGGAGCTGGTTTTGATGGAATGATCGATTATAAATTCTACAAAGATATTTGGATTACTCCAGATGGATTAGTTGAACAGGCAAAAAGTGAAGGTTCAGCTTGTACAGGTGGATGCTATGAAAAGTATTCTTATAAACCAACAAATCCAGATTCAATTTTAGTAAGCAGTGGAGCTTGGGTTTCATTTGTTTCTAGTCCAAAATATGGAACAAAACCTTGTCAAGCATATACTGAATATTGCAAGAAAAAATATAACCAACAGGAGGCAGCATGAAAAACAAAAAAACAAAAACTCTTTTATCATTACCTGTAAAGGAAAATATAATAGATATTCCAATACTTGAAAAAATTGGTTTTAAAAAAATACCAAGTGATGATGGTTTTGTAATGTACGAATTAACACCATCAAGACTTAACCAACCAAAGGAGAAAGCATAGATGAAAAACGTAATTGTATATTATCAAAAAGACTTTAACCCTTTTGCAAAATACACAATTAACTTTGCAAAAACCCACACTAAAGTTTTTGAAGGTGTCATCGGTGATGATCAAAACGAAGATACTTTATTTAGTGTATTTAATAATGATAGTACAAATCCATTATCTTATACCAACAAAACAAATAAAGTTTGTTTAATAGGTAAAAATAAAATCGGAACTGGAGCTGACTTTCAGGAAGCAATGAAGAGAGATGAAGTAGGATGCTCTCACACTTCAATGAGTGTTGGCGATATCGTTTCCATTGATGGAACCATTTATCTTTGCAAAGATATTGGATGGCAAGTTTTAAACAAACAAAAGGAGGCAGCATGAACAATACAGAAAAGTTTAAATGCACTGGAGCTATAGAAGCAGGTTATTCTGTAAAGGTGCAAGTAAGCAGAACCGGAGCAACTAAAGAAGAAGCATTAGAAAATCTTTTAGCTGTGTTTCCAAAAGCAGAACCAGTTTTTCCTTCAAAAGATTTTCATTATTCGGAGGTGGCATGATCATTAGTAAAACTCAATTACAAATAATTAGAACTGCCACAGATGAGATCTTATTAAATAAATATGATTATTATAACAGCATGCCTATTAGAACTTTGACAGCTCTACTTAATCTAAAAGCAATTAAAAAAGAACTAGATAGAAGAAGTCTTTTAGATTTTAAAGTTAATGAAGATCAATATGAAATGGAGGTAGCATCACTATGAATAAACTTATTAAAGATAAATACGTACTTGCACAATCATTCTTACAAAAATCATTAGATGAACAAGATCCAACATTGTCAGACTTTTATTATACTCAATATGTTGAGATGTTGTTTAAAGCTGATGATGATCAACTTAAACTAGAGGAGGTAACACAATGAAAGTAATTAGATGCGCAGATTGTAACAGCGCCAGGATTAACTATATAGCAGTTAAAAAAAACTTGGTATATTTACAAAGTGAATTAACTCAAGAGTGGTATACTCCTAATCTTACAACTAAGGATATCTTAGAAGATCTAGAACCTGCATTATTCAGATGCGTTAAATGCGAAAATGAATGGGTAGGAATTAATGATTGAATTAATAGCAGAAATTGGTTTGTGGTATATAATAATTATTATAGTTATTAGTTATATCTGGTGGATTTTTTTTAAATAAATTTTAACAACAGGAGATAATATGCTTACATACATAGTTACGTTAATGCAGATCCTTATAGTTATAGCAGCAGGATTATTAGTTTATGATGTTGCTAATTATATATTTCAATTTGATCAAGGAGATACGAGTGAGTGATTTTACAAAAGCAGCAATCATAAGATTAAAAACTTCTATTAAAGGAAGAACTAAAACAATTAATAATAAAGAATATAGAGAAGGTTTTATTACTGGGTCCAGACTTGTTTGGGATTTTTTAAATAATGAAGTTAATAAATATAAAGCAAAATATTATGCAGTTATTTCTAAAAAGAAATTTTATTCAATTAAAGAGCCAACAAAGAAAGCTAATATAATTAGTATATTTCCTGAGGTTAATCATATCCTGGAAAAGATATGCAAAAGATTTGATGTATCTATTGATGAGATTAAATCTCCAAGTAGATTACAGAAGTTTGTTTATGCAAGAACTATAGCTATTAATATAATGCTAGAGAGAGCTAGTATGAACTATACAATCGTTGGCAATGTTCTTGGTAAAAGAAATCATACAACTATTATGTATCACCATAACCAAAAGAATTTAAAGATCGGTTATTGGAAACCCCAGAATGAAATTTGGAATATCTACAAAGAAATAAATAACGAATTATAAAATAGTTCTTTTTTTCTTTTTAGGAAAACCAGCTTGCATATTCTTATATGCTTCAGGAGATATTGTAGAATTTTTTTTAGATCTTGAAGTTCCGGCTTCTTTACGTTTATTAATATTATAGTATAAACCTTTGCGTTCCATTATAACATAGTCTTTCTGCTTTTAGAAACACCAGATATATTTCCTTTATTTTCTGATGCATAAAAAACTTCTTTAGCTTTAGCTCCATATTGTTTTTTCATGGCAGCCATAATCTTTTTACCTTTTTTCGTTAGTGGCATAATATCTTTCTTCTTTTCTTTGTTCAGCAGCTCTACGTCTTAAGTTATCCTGGTGGTATTTATCAAAGCAATCACCAGCTCCTGCATGACAAAAGCGCCTATGTTCAGCATTAATAACCCAACCACCCATGTTTGACAACAATTCTTTATTACAAATAAAGCAGAACCCACAACGAAATATAGATAACTTCTTTTTTCTTTTCACGATTTCTTATGTCTAGCAGCGAAAGCTCTAGCAGATTCCTTATTTCTAAACCCCCATGCTTTTAGCGCTAAAGCCAATCTAGTGGGTCTATTCTTACTATCCTTCATGGCACCTGCCATACCACCAAAGCGTGCGGCAAAAGAGATCCTACGTGGGTTTAAACCACCTTTAACTGGAGCTTTTAAGTTAGATCCTTCGGTTCTTTTAAAGTAAGCTCTACCTGCAGCTGTTAATCCACCCTTTGGGTTCTTATGTTCTTTTCTCATGCTCTACCTTGTCCCACGTATGGTTTATACGTTTTGTTTTTATTAACTCTTTTAGTATGCCTACCTTTTCTTTTCTTAGGCGGTTTTCTTATATGTTTGTTTTCTAGATTTTTTTTTGCCATTGTAGTCTTTGTTAATTGCTTTCTTCTTATACTTCATTGCGAATGCTGTTTGTATTTGATTACTCATTTTTATTAATTACAGTTTTATTAACTAATGTTCTTGCTATGCTTTCTCCTGATCTACCAACAACATATCCACCCAAACCTATTTGCAACAATGTCCAGACATCTCCTGGAAGTTCAAATGTTATTACAGATCCAAATATTATTTTTATAACTGGTCCCAATATATAGTTCCATACAAGAATAAATATTAATACATACATTAAAAGGGGTCTCCAACTTGCAGTGAACCATCCTGCTTTTGCTTCAGCTTCAACGATAGATGCAGCTGCTTTTAATTCTTCAGTAGAAGATTTAAGTAATTGTTCGTTTAGTTGTGCTTTTAATTTATCTTGTAAATCTCTATCTGGTACAGCTTTCTCTATTGTAGAAAACAGTATCTTAGCAAGTGGAGCTATTGCTCCTAACATAGGTAACATTATTCTATCTCCATTATTGAATATATAGTTTTACCATCTATTCGTATTGCTTTCAAATACTCTTTTCTATTTTGATTACCATTGTAGGAACAATGAACCCATCCTGAGTTGTCTTCAGCAGGTTTCCAGAACTCTAATATTAATTGATCAAAGTCTAGGTTTTTATATATCCAATTAGCTAATTGAAGATTTGGAATACCATCTATTTCAAAGTCTGCTGCTTTACCTTCGGTATGTTGAGACTTAATAGTTGAACCAACAGCCAGGCACAGCTCCGGAGATCTATAACCAGAAGAAATTTTAACAGACATATTAAATGAATCTCTAATTGGCTGCAATACATTATCGCACAATGATTGTAGATTTTTAATATGCTCAACTTTAGGAATGTTACTTATCTTTTTATCTTCAGCAATTTTAGAATAAGTTAATTCTTCTAATGTAAAATTTTCTGATAGTTTCATTTGATTGTTATTTTACCATCCTCATATACATAAACAATCTTTACATTTAAATTCTTTTGTATTTTAGAAGGTGATCTATTGATACGATCATTCTTTTTGTGTGCGTACTTAGTGGCTGACTTTCTATATGATACACTCTTAACATCGTAGTTAATATATTCTTTTGTTTTAGTGTGATAAGTTACGATATCTATTGGACCCACACCGCCTAGAGCTGTGAATACAATTAAGTTAGGATCTTTAGCAAAGTATGCTTGAGCTAATGCTTCTGACACTAAACCCTTGTCTGACTTTTTAATCAGAAATTATCCTATTGTTTATTTAACGAACTTAAGAATAGCAAGAACAGAACCTATCAATGCACCTATGATTACAAGAAAAGCTATAACGCCTTTTCCTTTATTCATGTCTGAGTGTAATTGTTTAACATCACTGCGTAGTTCATCTATTGTTTTAATAAGTGTACTCATTCGTTCAGCACAAATCTTTTCATGTGCAGACAAACGAATAGATGTACCAGATGTAGGTTGTTTCTTTCTCTTCAT